TACTTCCCCGGGTATGATCGCTCTTTGTGGAGGACATTTAATCTCCACGAGTTTACCAGATTCGGTGACACCATCAGGACTTCCACCTAACCAATCTTCAACTGGGTGGGGGCAAAGACCTAGTTCATGGACGACTTCTCCATGTCGCTCTTCATATAGAATACGTGCCTCATCCTCATACTTTTCACCGTGACGAGTGGCTGCATTTCCGGTAAACTTTTCACCGAGACCGCATTTTTTGAGTAGAAGTCCTTCAGGTGTTTCGTATTTATTAACACCAATGGCTGTAGCTGCATCTGAAGCGGTTAACATTTTGCCACGAAGAGCAAGCCATTCTTCCGATTTTTGGGCCGCATATTCTCGTTCTAACGCTGCTTTAACATTCGGGTGCATGTTAACTTAATTATAATTGTATTTTTTAACCTCATCTAGGACTTGAAAATACATTTGTGCGGCATTTTGTTCAGCTTGTTTTTTACTTTTTGCAGCACCTCTCGCACGAAACATATTGTCGATGTAGATGTCAATGTAGAATAAACCTTCGTGATGAGCACATACACGGTATTCTGGGAGTTGCCAGTTATTTACCTGACAATGACGCATGAGATGGTCCTTGTAGTTATCATCAACCATGATAGAATTCATATCAACAATCTCAGGGTCTTGATAAATCCTAAGAATGAACTCCTTAGCATGGATGAGTCCAATATCCATGTAAATAGCACCAATGAGGGCTTCAAAAACATCCTCAAGAATTTTTGGATTATTATTCCATTGGTTGCGCATACCCTTTTCATCCATAATCACAAGTTCATTTAAATTGAGTGTATTAGCAATCTTAGCTAGAGTTTCTCCACGAACCAGCTTTGTACGAGCTTTAGTGAGAAAACCTTCTTGACGACTTTCATAACGATCAAATAAAAACTTAGTGATAACAAACCCTAATACGGAGTCACCAATAAATTCAAGTGTTTCAAAAGATTCTGTAAACTGCTCATATTCTTTGATGGCAGATTTATGTGTAAATGCCTTTTGGTACAAATCAAGATTTTTGATCTTTGTACCAACAAGTTCTTCAATTCGGGTTTTATCAACGAAGACGACCATGTTTTATTATGTTTATGTTTTTATTTTTTAAGCCTTCTTAATGTAGTGAGGAGAAAGGTACTTCTGGAGGTTAAGGTAAGTAACAACAACGTCGGCGGGAGGAGCAAGAAGGTCCCGAAGCTTATCGTCGAGAATAATCTGGCGGCCGTTCTCGGGGTGCTTAAGACCCTTCTCAGTGATGTACTTGTTAATGAACTTGGTAACCTCTGAGCGGGAGATGAGCTCTCCGTCGGGGAGGGCGAGAAACTCACGCAACTTAGGTGTAATTTCCTGCTTTCGGTTGAATCCGTTGTTTTCGGCACGCTTCTTAGCCTTCTCACCATCAGGATCCTCTTGGGTGTTCTTAATCTTACGAATGAGCTTAGTCAAATTCTTGACATCGTTGCGGAGAGCGGCAAGTTCGGTTTGAATGGTTTCAAGAGACATTATATCTATCTTACTCGTCTAACCTTTAAGTCTATGTAAAGGAGACCAAGAAGAACCACGATTAATGCGAGTATAAAAATGGATACATCAACGCGATCTAGTTTTTCAACCACACCCTTCCCCTCTGGGTGTTTTATGATTCGAAATGGCATTCTAGTACCATCGTCAGGACATCCACCAAAACAACAGTCCTCCTGACATGGAATAATATGTGGTCCTCGTCGCTTACCACAAAACTGCTTGGTTTCACCTTCGTATGCAAAGCATCTACATTCATCGATGATTCTGCAGACCATATTATTATATCATGATATAATAATGGACGAACATATTTACCCGAAATCGACTATCGATAAATTCTTAAATGAAAATTTACTTTTCAAAGATGCCAAAATGAAAAAGTATTATGACCGAAATCTCCAGAGAGATCTTGGTAAATTCAGAAGTCGTGCACACACTACACACCGTAAGAAAGATTTCGAAAAACTCATGTATGTTCTTGTCACAGATTGTGTACGGGATATAATCATAGAAACAGTGGGAGAGGTTTCTGAACACATGAAAAATATGGGTGACGTCATTGTTAGTGGGGGTGAGGCGTTCAATTTATACGTTGATTATAATGAACGTATAGTCACGAGTGATATAGACGCAAAATTTGTTCCTCGTATGTCAGTCAATCCACAATATTTTGGTAAACTTCAAGCTACGAAGCTTATATTATGGGACAAACTAGGAGAGATAGCCAAACGCCTTGGTCCTCGGATCAAGAAAAGGTTGATTTTCATGCGAAAGAAACACCCCAAAATATTTAAGTTTTTGGGTATCAGCTTCAAACAGGCATCACCTGTTGTTACGCGTCGTTACACTCTCATTAAGAAGAAAAAGATGGGTTCTGCGAATAAACCCACTAAGGGTGACGTCTTCATAGATGTGGAATTATTCGCTCTCGACATGAATATTCGTTATTTTTCACCCGACTCTGGTAAAATAGAGGACTTCAATATAGGTGGTATTCTCGATATCCCATTCATGCGTCCAAAAGAATTTGGTTACGAAGTTGTTCTATCGAGGCGTAAGGGTATAACATATCGTAATCTTGATAGTGGTAAATTAAAGACGAATAACAAAGTTTACATCGCGAGTAAAGAATTTTTAATAGAAGATATTTATCTCATGCAAAAACTGAAACTCAGACCAGAAAAAAAGGAAAAGGACCGTCAAAGACTCGTTAAACTAGCTCGATTATTTGATAAAAGAATAAAGGGAACCGATTCGATGGAAGATGTTTTTAAAAAAGTGCGTTCTAAGATTGTCCGTAAAGGACCTGCAGCTACTAAAAAGAATGCACGTGTATCTATGAATCAGGCCAAACGTGTAGATCCTAATAAATACAAAAACTATACCACGAAACCATCAGATGAGAGATTATCAAAACAGATGGTTTTTGGTTTCAAATCCGCTGTTAAGAATACAAAGGTAAATGGATATGAAAAATCGAGTGGTAATAAACAATTCAATGTTAATACTTTAAAATGGAAGAACGTTACTAATAACTCATACGTAAAGAATGAGTATAACTTCAGGCCTAAGAACTCAAAGAACTTACCAAAGAATTTCAACGTTTCAAATACGTTATATGGTTATAAACCCAGGAGAAATATGTGGGTTGAAAAGAACGTACTTAATAAGTCCGCCGCCATCCCGTTTGTTGGGTTAAAGAAATAAGACGCAACAAATACATAAATGATTTATAACGCTCCAGCCAAGGGTGAGGACGGACTCTATTTCGTGAAGGCGCTTAACGACAATAAGAGAAAATGTCTTATTCAACTCAATAATGTCAAGGTAGCTGATGTGTCAGGAGAGGTTGTGTTTGAACTCGACTCAGATGTCAATCTCAAAAAGATTGAGGATACAGATGCAGCCAACCTCATGGCAGCGAACGAGAATTGTGAGATGTGGTTTGGGAAGAAGCTTTCTGAGAATGTCATAAAGGGTGCGTACACCCCCAGTGTAGCCAACGGTCAGTTCACAGGGGATCGCATTGAGGCCACTAAGGTATTTGACGCACAGCAGGAGATGGTCGATTTTGAGATGATGCAACCCGGTAAGAGTTGTAATGTCATCCTCGAATTTGCCGGTCTTTGGTTCGCCAAGAAGGCCTTCGGCTCATCTTGGAACATTGTCCAGGTCAAGATTCATGCGGACCCAATTTTGGATGTATACCCAGAAGGGTACGCATTTGTCGATGACGATGACCAGTAAAAATAATTTGTTAATATACTATAAAAGATGTTCGGTTTAAAAAAGGGTCGTAACCAAAATATGATTATGCTCCTCGCCGTAGCTGCTCTCATTTTTATTCTATTCCAAATGAACTCAAAGTCTGGTTATGCCATCGTTGAGCGCGAATACTCCGCGTTCGGTGCAGCCCCCACCACCGGCCCCTCCGTAGCCCCAGCCCCAGCCAATGGTTGTGGTATGGACAAGGGTACCGGTCTCGCGTCCTCTCTCCTTCCCCGCGAGGTTGCTTCGGATGAGGATTTTGGTCAGTTTGCCCCAGAAGACATCCTTAAGGGTCAGAACTTCCTTGAGCCTCGTCAGCAGGTAGGCTTCCCCGAGACTGTCGGTGGTGCTCTCCGCAATGCCAACCAGCAGATTCGTAAGGATCCCCCCAACCCCAAGGACCCCTATGTCTGGAACAACTCCACCATCGTTCCCGATCTCATGCAGCGTGGTTTGTGCGCTTAAAGATTAGATACGTGAATAAATAACAATGAGTGACGTTTCTAACGAACTTTCCGCGAGCGTTTCTAAGCTCGTAGACCTTACAAAACAACTTTCTGAAGCGAAATCTGATATCAAAGTCTTAAACCAGGAGGAAAAACGTCTCAAGGAGACGGTTAAGAAGCATATGGTTACCCAGGGTATTGATACCATTAACCTCAGGAAAGGTAAAATTAGTATTCGTAAATCTGTACGAAAGGCTGGTATCAATAAAGATGCGATTAAAGAGGGTCTTCTTAAGTTTTTTGGGGGAGATGAAGCTAAGGTTGAGGGAGCATTCAATTCTATAACAGACAATTTAAAGACCCGAGAAACAACATCTCTTTCATTAACTGGTATAAAAGAGAAGCTCGCTAATGAAAATAAGTAATAAACATGGTTTGGAGCCAATACGTATACGAAGCTGCTAACGGATTTGATCCCGACGTAAGCGATGACGATGAAAATATCGAAGACACTCCTCTGAGTATTGAAGACTGGGAAATCGAATACTCAGATGAACTATGGTACATGTGGAACATTATCAGAACTCTCATGTATGATGCCAAAATCGAACACACAGGTGAATTTTGTGATTTTGTCGAGTTTTGTTACAAAGAACATGACTCTGCATTACCACGAGTCACATGGGAATATCAGGAACAGACGATATGGTACGAGGAACGACTCGCCCATATCTGGAAAAATCTCAGGCGCTCGATTAATGAAAACGGTGTTTATGAAGAAATGATGCGTGGTGCAACATTCAATGATTTTGTTGATTTTACCAAAAATTATATGCGTATATATTAAATGCTTCCTCCTAACCTCGTCGCCCAAAAAGTCGCTATTCCCGCAGCTCTTTTTTTAGCGCTGAGTCCCGGTGTTCTTCTGACAACCGACGGCTCCAAGGTTTCTCTCATGAACCGAAAAACCAGTCAGATGGCCGTTTTCTTCCATGCTCTAGTTTTCTTCCTGGTATACAGTCTCATCGCCAAAGCTATGGGTCTCGTTCTCACCAGGAACGATCTCATTGTGAGCACCGCTCTGTTCCTTGCGCTCAGCCCTGGTCTTCTTCTTACCCTTCCTCCCGGTTCGGGTGGGGTTCTTCGATCTGGCCAGACCAGTCTCAACGCGGCTCTCGTTCATTCGATCGTGTTCGCGGTAGTATTCGCGCTTTTGAGGCGCCAATTTCCTCAATTCTATTAAGTAGGAAGATGAAGTATTTGGTATTGGGTCCGGCTTCTATGGGTATATATTCTCTAATAGGTGCTCTAAAAGCTAGAGAGACTGAACTTGCGAATGTCCATGAAATTTCGGGGTCATCTGCTGGTGCAATATTAGGGTTATTCTTAGCAATGGGGATGTCAGTTGATGAAATTCTTGAAACTTCTCTTTCAACAAATATCCCCAACTTTGTTAAAATACGTATAGGCTCATTTTTTAACAAATTTGGTTTTGTTGATATGGGACCTATTCGTAAAAAATTAGTAGAAATATGTGGTTCAGACCCAACGTTTGCGGATATAGATATGAAAATATACATAGCAGCGTTTTGTATGAATACATCTGAAACTGTATACTTTTCCAAGGATACACATCCAGATATGAAGGTTATAGATGCAGTATGTATGAGTATGGCTGTACCTTTCATATTTGCATGTGGTAAGTATAACAATGAAACTTACGTAGATGGTGGTATGAAGGAAGAATACCCGTTGACGCCATTTTTTGATAAAAAGGCACACGAAATCACATGTATAAAAATTAAGATGAATCGTGTATACCAAGAAGATATACAGACACCGAAGGAATTTGTAGAAACACTCGTTCGATCGGCGTTATCAAACCGTGTTCAGTACGATACACCTATAGAACTTGTCGAAATTAATGTCGGTGATACAGATGTGTTTGATTTTAGTATGAGTTATGAAGAAAAAATTAGATTATTTAATAGAGGTTTTACTTTTTTGTCAGCTTAATATAAATGGATGTGAATACATTCAAAGTAAGGCTGGCAGGACTACCGTTTCTTAGTAAGTCAGAAATTCAGTCTTACCAACAGAGGGTAACACAGGGTAGAATTGATCCTCAGACCCTTTATAGGGAAGCATTAGCTGTACATAAAAATAGACGTAACCAAGAAATATATAAAAAGCGTCGAGAACTTGAACGACGGATAGTGAATTTACCATTAAGCGAGAATAATCTGTATAATCTACTGAATATAGTAGACGATCAATCAAATCTAGACGATTTACATGATAGGGCTAAAAAAATAGTCGAACTTCGTAAAAAGAAGGATTTGGGTCAGAGAAGAGCCAAACTCGCGAATAATTTAGGAAAGATACAGATAAATCAATCTAATAGGGTCGAACTTCTTAAAAAATTTAACGAGGGAAAAAATACGATCAGAACTCTCGTCGAGAACGCTAAAAAGCTTGAGAAGAAGAAAACTTCTGAACGCATTTCTAAACGGAGAAAAATACTTCGGGAATCCATCAAAGATCTTGGTATTAGTCAGTCAAATCAATTGAAAATACTAGCGAAATTTAAGACCGGTAAGTTTGGAGTTAAGAATCTCATCGAAGAGGCGAAAAAATTGAAGAAGGTCAAGGTCTTGAAGGGTATAGCCGGAAAACGTGCAGAACTAACGGAACTCGCTACAAAGTTGGGGGTGATTAACACCTTTGCGAAACGCATCAAGGCTGTTAATACGAACGATAAAGCCGATGCACTCAAGGATGTGATAGAAAAGGCTGGCGAGAAAAAACGACTCGCTGAACTTTCGAACGAGAAGGATAAACTTGTAAAATTGGCGAGGGAAATGGGAATTTATGATTCATTCGCGGGGATGATTTCTGGTGCGAATACGATTCAGTCCTTAAACGTGGTTAAACTTGATGTCGTACAAGCGAGTAAAATCGCTTTATCAAAACTTTCTAATGAGAAGAATGTATCTAGTAACTTTTCTAGAGCTATAAGTAATCTCAGATTTTCAAATCGTTTAATTCCTTTAAAAAAACGAATCGAGGAAGCGGGGAGTCAGAAAACGCAGTCTAAAAAACGGGAAGCTGCTGATATATTGGAGAGAAATAAAGAAAATTTCATCGATTTTGTAAGAAAGAGTGCCATCCCAGATAGTAAACGGCGTGTATTTATCAATCGTATGCGTTTAGATGATGTTAACATACCCAAACTCCGCGAAGACGTAGCCACGGTGGAGAAAAATTTAAAAAATACAAAACGAGGTAAAGAGCTCAACGAGTTACTCGCATATATTAAAAATTTGAACATCAATAAACCTGGGTTCATAAGTAAATTCAAAACAACCAATACATCCCTTAAAAACATAAAAAATGAAATAGATGGTATCGTGAAAAATCAAGCTAATACCCAAATAAAAAAGAATGAACTCGTTAAGAAAGCTAAACGAATCTCGTATGAATTAAATATTACGGGAGTAAAAAACAAAAATAATATTAACGTCACAAACGAAAAACTTTCCGATGCGTACAAAAGGAAACTCCAAAATAATAAAAAGGTACTATCTAATTTTGCATTACAAGCTAATATAGACATCTTGAATAACCTGTCAGCCATAAACGACTTAAATAAGCTCAATAACGCCAAAGTAGTAATAAAAAAACGCACAAAGGATAAACTCCGTAAGATAGCGGAATCTACTGGTACAAATCAGGTATTACTCGCACAGATAAATACGATAAACACACCTGAAGATGTTAAAAATTTAACAAAAAGAATGAAAACTGTGATAAACACACAAATTAAGAATATGAAAGTAATCGAGAAAAAGGAAAAGGAAAAAGAAAATAGACGTCGTCGGGAGAATATGATAAGGGAACAGGAACAAATCACTAAAAACCAAGAAGCTACGTATCAAAAGGAGAAGGCTTTCATGATTGAGAAAAAGAAGCTCGAACGAAACGCTATGATAGAAGAACAAGCGATGATTGGTCACCAGTTAGATATAAACGAAATATTGGAGTATCTCACAGAGTTGGGAATTGAACCAAAGGATCACCAGTATTTTACTAACCAATACACGACGTATAACAAACCCGTGAATGTCATCAAGAAAGACGCAAACAAGTATTATATGAAACTGTATCGAGAATATAGAAATAAAAATTTACCTAAATTAGTCACTAATTTGAAAAAATTAGAATTAAATCAATCTAATATAGATTACATAATCAATAAGTATATAAAAACATACATAGAATCTCCAATATTATTAACTGAGGCGAAAGGGATTGCAAATATACGTAAAGCTGAAAAGGGAATTCGGAACGATGAAAATTTCGCTAGTTATGTGGGTAGACTAACATTAAAACAAGAAAATCGTAACAGAATAGCACTCGCACTCGACGCCTATTTTGTAAATTTCGAACCTCTCATAAAATCCGCTACAAATTCCCATATAAAGACGATTAACAACCCAAGAGCTACCCAAAGAAAAGAATTAGAAAATTACATCAATACACAGGGTCTGAGTAGGGTTAACAAACTAAAAGTAATGAAAAATTTCAACGCAGGTGCGGGTAATGTAAATGCTATGAAAAGTGTTATTACGAATATTCGTAATACGAGGAACGCACAGAAAAATATTAAGACAAAAGCTAAACTCAATAAAGAAGTTTCTAATAAAGCCATCCTAGAACAGAAAAATACAACCAATAAGCTAAACATACAACGACTCAATAACGCTGAAAAACAAATGAAACAGGCTAACAATAGACTAAAAAAGAATCAAAAAATTCAATTTAGACGATACATAGTAAATCTTGGTCTCAACGCGAGTAATGAACGAGTAAAAAAACTTATCGATACCTATAATAAATTTCCAAATGATGTTCAACAGTATCAATCTAAAGCGGAATCTATGAAATCACTCAACGATGAAAAGGTAAGATTACTCAACCGCACAAAGGCCTTACCCGTGGATGAAGTACGAAATAAACGAATCAAAAACATCAAAAATGTGGATGATGTTAAACGGATGGATAAGGACATCACACGTGGATATGTCGATATTATAAGGAAGGAAATTTCAAATATAACTCTCAAGAGTCAGTTGAAGTTCAATCTTAACCTCGGAAAAATTACAACTGTAAATCAAGCCGAACAGATTCGGAATAGACTCGTCGACGCCATTACCAGAAAGAAAAGTATGGACATGATAAAACTACAAGAAGCTATAAAACCCATGACTACTGAAAATCAAAATATGATTTTACAAAAGTTTATGAGTCAAAATATACCCATCAATAAGATGTTAAAACGTGTTACCGAATTAAAAAATAAACGAGTAGATGAAAAATATAAGACTGAGAGGGCGAGTCTGTATACATTTTTGGATAAAGAACTTAACATGAACGTTGAAGATAGAAAATCTATTCTAAAAGACTTTGATGAAGTAAAAACTCTGAATATCATGAAGACTAAAGCCACACAATTAAAAGACAAACGAATAAAAGATAAAATCGCATCTGATAGGAATAAGATTGAAAAGATACTTCAACCACTTAACCTAAGTAACGCGGATAAAATTGCCATACTTAAAAATTTCAATACCACACCCGGCAGTGTCATACTATTTGAAACAAAGGCTCGAAATATCAAGAAGAAGAGAAATGACGAAAAAAGAGCGAACGAACGCAGTCAATTGGTAAAACATATGAATACGTTACAGCTTTCCGAAACAAATACCAAAAAGATTTTAACCACATTTGACGGAACAAAGGATAAAACCTTAACTATATCCCGATTGAACGCAACAGATCTCAAAAAGCAAAGAAACCGTGAAAAATTGGTGGAAACTATGAAGTCACTCATATTAACAAACGCTGTCAAGACTAATATTCTTAAAGCGTTCAGGAATAACCCTAACCGCGTTAATACTCTCATAACACGGGCAAAACAAATTGATGCCAAGGCGAGAAGTCAGGAAAATCTTCAGAAAGATACAAGGGAATATATAGTTTCTTTACAACTCGGTAACAAAAATACACCCATTTTACAAAAAATTAATAACAGTCTTACTCTTAATAAGGCACAGACATTGAGAAAACAAGCTGAAAAAATAAAAATCGAAATAAACGCCGAAGCACTCGAGAAAAAACGTTCCAATATCAGAAACTTTGCGAATGATATACAAATCACCGCTGGTATGAAGAGAACGTTCATAGACAGTGTCACACCTACAACAAATATTGATGCGCTCAAGCGAAAAATACAAGTTGCAGAACGTGCTTTGAAGAACAAACAATCTACACGTGGACGACTCAAGACTGAATTGCGTGTCTATCTTAACACTCTCAACTTGACGAAAGAACAAAAAGACAGACTTGAAGGTAATGTCGGTAATAATACCAAAAATATAACAGCGTTGAAAAAGAAGGCCAAGTACATAGTCGAAGCCAAAAAGACAAACATAATTGAGACTGAAATGAGAGAGGCGAAAGCTCGTAAAAACAATATGACTATGAACGCCAGGAAACGTGAGCAGCAAATTAAAATGGTCAAGTCTGCAAAGGCTTTTAAAGCTAACCAAAATAAGAAGGAACGAGAAACTAAAAAACCCCGCCTTGAAAAACATTTGTACAGTCTCACTAATGTACCCCAAAAACGAATCGATGAATATCTTGAAAATTATATGAATGGTAAAAAAACTATTCAACAAATTACAACTATTTCTAGTGCTAAAAATAAACAATTTGCAAAAACTAAAAAACGTATAGCTATTTTAATTCCAAAACTTCCCATGAAAAAGGAATTGAAAAATAATTTTAACAAAAGACTTAAAACAAAACGAGTTGATATAGACGAATTGAAAACGAACATCAAAAACACCATAGTCAAACAGATGATACCGGCGAAGGAAAAGAAAAATCTCATAAATCAACTTTTATCAAAAGAATAATTAACAAAATATAGGACAAACTTTTTTGTCAGTTTAATATATACGATGGACACGTGTGATCCAGATGCGGAAATAGCCGATCTCAGAAAACTCATTAAGATGAATACTGGGCACTCTATTAAACTGACAAGAGAACAGATATGTCAAGTGTATGACGATATCCAGGGTGGTAAATTACCCCTACCCCCTCTCATATTCAATTCAAGGATGGGTTATTTAATTGATAGGAAATCACCTTTGACCCCGAGTGATTTCGATGTATTATTTGGTTCAACTTCAAAACGTACCGATCTTAAAAGAATTGCACGAAAGGTGGGTTTAAAGCAGACGGAACAAATGACCAAAAATCAAATTTTTGATGCTATCGGTAAGCGCTTAAGGTATATGAATGTTCATGAACCTATTAAGATTTCTAAGAAGCGTATGATGATAAGTAAGACTAACAACGCAGCAGTGAACAACACAGCAGCGAACAATCTTGGGTTGAACAACGCAGCAGTGAACAACACAGCAGCGAACAATCTTGGGTTGAACAACCTTGGGGGAGGAAACAGAAACTCAAATTTGAACAACCTTGGGGGAGGAAACAGAAACTCGAATTTGAACAACGTTGGTGGGGGAAATTTCAACACCAACTCAGCGTTTAATAACACGGAAAGAAACAGAAATGTGAATTCGACGTTTAACAATAGCAAGAAGAACAACGTTCCAAATTCTCAAGTATCTTTCCCCAAAAAGAGTCTGTTCGCCACCATGAATAGACCCGATTTTGCTAATGGGAATAAGGGTGGTAAGACGTCTATGTTCGGTGGATTATTCGGTGGTTCTAAAAACACTAATACCAACTACATCAAAGCGAATACATTCAACGGTAAGAAGAATGGTTATGTATTCAAGACTGGTAATAAGGGTACGGGATACTATAAGAATGAAGGACCAGTTGTAGCTCAGGGACCTCTAAAGAAACCAAATGGTTTCGGGGAGCCCGTAGCCCCTGTGGGTCCGAACAACAAGCCCAATAAACCTGTGAACAACAAGCCCACTAAGGTCAACACCGGTGTGGGTAACAACACTGTGAACAACAAGCCCAATAAGCCTGTGAACAACAAACCCAATAAGGTCAACACCGGTGTGGGTAACAACACCGTGAACAACAAGCCCAATAAGCCTGTGAATATCAAGAAGGAAAAGGTTAACATAGGTGTAGGTAATAACACCGTGAACAACAAGCCCAATAAGCCTGTGAATATCAAGAAGGAAAAGGTCAACATCGGTGTAGGTAATAACACTGTGAATAACAAGAACAATAAGGTCAACATCGGTGTGGGTAACAACACCGTGAATAACAAGCCTAACAAGGTCAACACCGGTGTGGGTAACAACACTGTGAACAACAAAAACAACAATGGAAATACCATCATGACCAACGCTAACAACAAGCCCAATAAGCCCGTGAACAACAAGAACAATAAGGTCAACATCGGTGTGGGTAACAACACTGTGAACAACAAAAACAACAATGGAAATACCATCATGACCAACGCTAACAACACGAAGCCCAACGGTAATGTGAAGCCCAATAACAACGCTAACAACACAAAGCCTAACAGTAATGGTAAATTAAACAATATTGAAGAAGAACCTAACAAAGAAAATGCAGCTGTTCAAAACAACGCTAACAATCAAGCTCGACGCAAGGAGGAAAATCGTAAGAAGGCTGAGAAAGAAGCACAAGAGGCTAAAAAGCGTGAAGAAATTGAAGCCAAGAGAGAGGCTGCTCGTGAAGAAATACGTAAACGCCAAGAAGCGCTTAAAAATAAATTGGCAGAGTCTAAACGTATAGCCAATATCGAAAAAAACCTACTCAGTATACCCAATGTGGATAAGGTTTATCTTACCGCTTTTAGAGGTAACAAGTCTGTCGAAAATGTCAACAAAAATGCCCTCGCGAACAAAGTTAAGAAAGATTTGGTCATCAGGAATCTTCGTAACCAACTTTCACCCCTTTTCATGGGTAAGCGAAGGGTCGCTTATGTGAACGCCTCAAACTACAACTCAACTAAAACAAATATCGAAGGCCAAATTTCCAACAAGGAAGCTAAAAAAGCCGACCTGGAGGCTCTCAAAAAGCTTTCAGTAAACGCGGTCGTATCTACCGATTATGTAAAAGCATTCGCGAATGGGAAATCATTCGTAAACCTGTCTCTTAACACTCTTAAGAATAAACGAAATAAGGATCTTGAAGTGTACAAGCTCAATGCGACCAATAAGAAAGGTATGTTCGGTGGATACACCACTACCGTACCCGGTACCAAAACCATGAAGTTCATACCAAATGCTGAATACAACAAAACACTTAACAGGGCCAAGACCGCTTTAGAGGCTAGGCGTAACGCTAAGCAATTGGCTGAGAATAAGCGTAAACCAAAGGAAAATAACGCTAAGCCCAATAACAATGTGAAGCCTAACAACAATGCGAAGCCCAACGGTAATGCTAAGCCCAATAACAATGCTAACAACACGAAGCCCAACGGTAATGTGAAGCCCAACAACAACGCTAAGCCTAACGGTAATGTGAAGCCCAACAACACAGAGTTTATGGGTCCTAATAACAAACTAAATACTATAGAAGAAGAACCCAACAATTTCAAAAACGCGTCTAATAACACGTTTAAGTTGAATAAAAATACAAAAAACAAAATTCAAAACAACAATAACTTCAATGCCAGTGCCGAGTTGAACAAGCAACTCAATAATGAAGCTAAGCGTCAAAATCGTGCCAAGAATAAGAACAACAACAATAATTTCAACGCCGCTGCAGAATTGAACAAACAACTCAATAATGAGGGTAAGCGTATAAACAGGGCTGCCAAGAACAAGAACAACAATAATAACTTTAACGCAGCTGCCGAGTTGAACAAGCAGCTCAATAATGAGGGTAAGCGTCAGCAAAACGTCGAGAATAAGAAACTTGCAAATAGGCGAAAGAAATTAACTAACAAAACCGAAAGGGAGGTCGCCAAGTTTATGGGTAGGATAGGTAAATGGCGCCCAGCTATTATAAATGCTAAGACGATAACAGAACTCAATAATCTCAATAAAAACTTAAACAATCGTATTAAATTGAGGAATAACATCAAGAAGAGTGTACTCACACGCAAAGAGCAATCTGAATATGCCAACATGGTGATGAAACTCAATAAAAAGGTTGCCAATACACGTAAGCTCTTTGAAAATGGAGTGAATAAGAAGATTTCTAACACTACTGGACCCCTTGTGAAGGGTATACTGAACAAGGCTGTAGCTAACAATAAACGTGGTAGCTTCAATGGTGGTTTGAGACTCGGTAACAATAACAATAACATCATCAATGGAAAACCAAAGCCTATATACAACAACTCCAACTCCAATTCTAACAACAATGTCAAACCAAACATGAAACCTAACCCTACATTCGAACCAAACATGAAAAACAACCCCACGTTTGAAAAACTTACCAATGAAAATAAGAAACCGTTGATTTCTGCTATCAATAAACTCACAAAGTTGCCTCAAAACAAGAAAACCATGTTCAAGGGCCGACTTAACAGCGCTTTCAAGAACCAAAATCTCAATAAGATGAAAGCTATTAGGAACGAGGCGATCGCTGCTAATAAGGTGATACAGAATCAACTCACAGAGGAAAAGAGATTGAAGGAAGAGGCTAAGGAAGCTAAGCGAAAGGAGGAAGCGGAGAAGGCGGCTGCAAAGAAGGCGGAAAGAAATGCCAAGAAGAAAGCCAATGAGGAGGCCAAGGAAAAGAAGAAGGCTAACGCTCTAAAGGCGGTAGAAAATGCGGCAAATGCATATGTGGCGGCGAGGAAACCCAAGCCTTCGTTTAAAGCCCTAGTTCAAAAGAATAAGGAACGACGGGTCATGAACGCAGTTAAAACTGCTGCCCAAAAGACGGCGATTAGTGAGGCTACCGGTGCGGAGCGTGTAAAGTTAGCTAAAAAGTTTGCACCTAGGACTCAAGCAAACGTCAAGAAATCGAACAATGCGAGTAAGATGTTCAAGACAAACGTGAGGAAAGCTGCGGAGGGGGCAGCTGAATCGGCCAAAGAGAAACTCCGTAAAAATGCGGAAAAGAGGGCGACTATGATGAATAAATCCAGCTATCAAGCTAAAATTAACAGCCGAAACTTCAAGATACCAAAGAACCGAAAGAAGATATTCACCAGTCGTATTCAAAGGGCGACGACTTTGGGTCAAGTTCTGAAGGCATATGAAAATGCTCAAAGTGAACTACCTAAGTAAACATCGAAACATGTAAAAAGTAACTAAAATGAATCATCCCGACGACGACTGTACCGTGATTACCGACATGCCTCTCAGCGACGAGGTTGTCGATTTCATCGAAAATGGTCTTCACCGTGATATGACCGATGAGGATATAGTGAATTGGTGCGACAATAACCTTGATGGTCTCGCATCCATATATGAAAAGTATCGGGATACATACTTGTCATACGGACAGGCCGAAATGACTCTCTTCTTTACACAAACTGTGTACGGTCGAGAGGACGCGATGGAGATTATTGCTAGTTTTGTAGATGGATTGTAATTAAACCTCTCTTATCTTTAATGTTCCTTGAGCTCCCTTCCAAGCGGGTGTACTTTCTGTGAAATCGAATGTGTATGTACCATCAGTACTCGTTTCTTCAAATTGAGGAGTTGTTCTATTATTTCCACTTCCATCCTTTATTTGAATGTATCCACGTAAACGATCTTTTACAGCCACACCTCGATCAACAGTTGTATCAGTAGGATGTTTAATAACAATTTTATGAATATTTTGCACCGATCCTAAATCGATTTCAAGCCAATCTTCTTTATTATCACCCAAACTATGATACATAGTATCTGTGTTAACATCAAATGCCTTCCATGCCATATAATTTGGATCCTCTGTATCAGCATTAGGTTGAACATAAACAGATGAAGAAGTAGCTTTTATAGGTGCCACGCTGGCTATATTCTTACCGTCACCGTCGTATACTTCGAGTTCTATAATATTAAGTGAATATGCCGTATCAGCGCGGTATGGGTGACCCTGCCATAGACGCACATATCTACCAGGTATACTACTCCCACCTTGAGTATCGGCCGGGTCGGCCGGGTCGGGTGGGTCGTCATCATCAGCTGAGGATTCCTCATCGTCAGCTGAGGGACCAGCTGAGGGACTAGTCGAGGAACCGTCATCACCACCAATAGATAAAAATGATGAAATACAACAGACACTAAGACACATTACCAAAAATATAATAATTGCCTTTTGTGGATCCATTGTGTATTACTTTAATTAAAGAAAAAAAAACATTTTTTATATTATTGCTAGTTTTGTAGATGGATTGTAATTAAAAGGAGAAACCCGCTAAAGATTTAATGGTGTTCATAATAGCGTATCCTTCGGTTGAAGAAGAACCACCCCTTAAGATACCAAATCGTCCAGATGCGTGACTGTTCCACGATTGAGGGTAAAAGCGTATAGATTTTGTTCGGATAGGATTTTCGAAAAATATTTTGACGAGTGAATTGCGATCATAGTTCGCATCAAAATGAAATCCACCATCTACACCCTTAAATTCACCGTTCTCATCTTCGTATTGAATTTTAACGGATGTTATCCATTGTGGATGATCGTGGCGTCCTTTCATCACCACACCCGCCATGTTTATGGGGGTGTTTACACTTAATTGATACCAGGCTGTCTTCCCATTTGCTTCCGCAGACAACGCAGACCAAGCTTGCCTGGAGTCTAAACGCCCCGCACCGTGACTCGTACCTATGGCATCACCACCCCAGTTTGCAGAACTGCTATGTCCACTGTATGGTAAGTCACCTAGAGCTGGTGATTTATCTGTATTCGTGTCGCCCGCGATCATATCAGCGCGCATGGACATGTGACTATTCCATGTTTGAGGGTAAATACGTATATACCGAGCTCGCACAGGTTTGCTGAAAGTGGTCGTAACCTTTGTGTTGCGGTCAGAATTTCCTGGAAATGTTTTACCGTCTACGTCCCACCAAGAACCCGATTCATCCTTGTACTTAACCTTGAACGATTTGACCCATTGGTCGGCGTCTTTCCTTCCCTGGGTGATCACACCGGAAATACTTCCGAGTTTACCGTTATCGAGCTGAATCCAGCTACCAATGGTAAGCGAATTAGAACACCATCCACCGGATGAATCTATCATACTGTTACCACAAGACTGTAAGTTATAATTTAGACCACGGTCACCCCAAACCGATGATGCAGTGCGCATACTATTAGGTGTCGTGAGTTGGGTCTGCGCAGGCTCCGAGGGAGGGGGTGGGGGTGGATCTGGAGGAAGACCCGTCTCTTCAACTTCTTCTTTTTCGATTGTTTCTTCGGGTTGTTCTGCTGGGATTGCTACTTCCTCTTCTTCTTTACTGTTCATCATGACAGCAGCTACACTGGAGCTGATACAAAGTACACCAACACCGGCAGCAGCGTACATAGCCATTTTATATTACTTTAATTAAAGAAAAAAAACGTCTATATATTAATGTCCACATGCGATGTTTGCTGTGAGAAATTCAACAAGATAAATCACAAAAAAGTTGACTGTCCCTTTTGTGATTTATCGAGTTGTCGCTCATGTAGTCAAAGATATATACTTTCTTCATTTGAAGACCCACACTGTATGGGTTGTAAAACTCCATGGAATCGTGAATTTGTAGATTCATTTTGTACAAAGTATTTTCGAAATACAGAACTCAAACGACGCCGTGAGGTCGTACTATTCGAAAGAGAAAAAGCACGAATGCCAGAAACACAACCCGAGGTTGAGAGAATTCTTCAAATGAGGAAACTAAGAATCATACTAGATACTCAAAGATCACAATTATTAGAACTACATCATAGACATCAGAATAACCCTATAATATCGATAGAGATTCGAGATCTCTATAGAGAGATGGAAAATGTTTGGCGACATATAGAACAACTACGTTCAAATGGGATTGATCATGGACAAACATCATTTGTCCGCCAGTGTCCACATGAGGAATGTAAAGGTTTTCTAAACGAAGAATGGTATTGTGGATTGTGTGATAAACACTATTGTAAAAGATGTAATGAATTACTCACAGATAATCATGAATGTGATCCACAAACTGTCGAAACCATGGAACTTTTAAATAGGGATAGTAAATCATGTCCAAAATGTGGTACAGTTATTTATAAAACGAGTGGGTGTGCACAGATGTGGTGTACAAGTTGTCATACAGCTTTTGATTGGCGAACTGGTCAAATAGAAACCGGACGTATCCATAACCCACATTTCATAGAGTTCAAAAAGAAAACGATGTCATCCAGGGAACATGGGGATATACCGTGTGGTGGTACACCAACATTTAGAGAGCTTAGATCGGTTGGTGCATCGAATAAAATACTCTCATTTGCTATGATTGTATACCAATGTGAGCGTGATTTAATGTTTATGAATCTGGAACCCCATGATAATCTACAACTTCGAATATCTTACATGTTAAACGAAATGAGTGAAGAGTTTTTCAAAACGATACTTCAACGACAAGAAAAGTTTTTAGACAAGTCACGAGATATATCACAAATATTTGAAATGATATCTAATACGGGTGGAGATCTTCTAAGACAATATATACTTGACCAAGAAAAACACGACGAAATAATCGAAATCATAAAAAAACTTGTGGATTATAGTGATGAAATATTCGCCGTAATTCGTAAAAGGTATAATTCTGCATTTCCCAGAAAAATAATTCTATGAATATAGTAAGATGATACTTATATTATTCTTGATCGTGTTGGTCGTCTATATGTTACCAACATACTCGAAACCTGTCATCATAGAAAACTTTTTAAGTGAAAAGGAACGTATTCATATCAAACAGAGGGCGGAAAGTAAATTGGAAGTGTCAACTGTGGATAAGGATAGAAGGGTTAATGAACAAATACGAAAAAGTGAGACGGCGTGGCTCAGTACCGAAGATCCTATCGTCAAAAGTGTTGTAGAACGTTGTATCAGTCACACAGATAGACCGATCGAAAATTGTGAACAGCTTCAGGTTTTACGGTACAAACCTGGTGGTCACTATCAACCACATCAAGATGTTTTTTATGAAGATAAAAACAAACGGATACACACATTCATTCTAGCTCTCAATGATGAGTACGAAGGGGGTGAGACGTCTTTTCCAAATATAAAAGAAAAATATAAACTCAGAGCGGGTGATGCAATTTTCTTTGACACATTGGATAATTATGGGTTAGACACATCCGATGCTTTACATGGTGGACAACCTGTAAAGTCCGGTGAAAAATGGGTTTGTAATTTATGGGTGCATAAGTATCCTTATACCTGAACTTCACCACGTTCGATGAGCTTCTTACGATTTTCTAGATGAAGTCCTTCGACGAGCGCCTTGTTTTCGGCTCCATATGGAACTGCGTATCCTTCATCAACCAACCACTTGTTCACATTGGTCCATACACCATCCTCGGAAACCCAAACTTCGGCGAGAACGCGTCCAAACTTACCCCTAGAATCCGCCTCCGGGCATCTGAGTTCGATTTCCACGTCATCCTTCTCAGATGCGACCGCCTTTAGACACCATTCCTTGAGCTTTTTCTTCGAGAGGAGACCAAACTTCTTCTCTTCGGTGTCACGGGTTCTAGACTCTGGTGTATCAATCCCTAGAAGGCGAACGCGCTGCTTTGTGCATACGTCAAAACCTAGATCAATATTTACATCAATTGTGTCACCATCTACAACCCTCTCGAGAGAGGAGACACGGTACTTGAAATTACAAGCTTCAACGTTATAAGAGGACATCTTATATTTAATTATAAACTTAAAACTTTAATACCCTCATATATTAGATGAAGTGTGTGGCTACTTTTTCTGAAAATAGTCTGTACAAAATAAAACTAGCAAAGACTCGTAAGAATGTCCTTGAATCTATGTACCAACGACCAAGTATCACAGAGGTGAGACCAATCCGGGAGAATCTGAGACTTCGTTTACGCTTCACAGAAGCGATAAAAGAAGCACAGGAAATGTGTAAAATTGATAAGGATTCATCTGAATGTCATTGGGCTTGGTATGAAGTAGATGAACTAGAAGATGCTATGCTACGTCTATACCCCGATATACGGTAACAATTGGGGGGTCGTCGTCATATCCATAATAACGAATTGATACCCCAAAAAGTTTCATCATTTCTGGATCAATTTTTTCGTTAATTTCTCTTTTCCAATTTTTTATAGTTGTTTGAAAATACTCAATTCCATTATCGGAAAATACACAAATACACATGAACGGCTTACTACGTACCTTTCTCATATATTCATGTATAGCCTCGGGTAAAGGTGATGCCCTCATGTATGCTGATTTAAGAATATTAATAACGTAGTATCCATGTGAATCACAAATTATATTGACTTGCATTTCAGGGAACCCTTTGATAAATGCTTCGAAATCCGCATTACTGGGAAGGGTTGTGAATACTGGTGTATTCTGACATATAACTGCATCATAATGACCAATACCGGGGTGTGTGTGAAATGACATTTCGGAATACCAAACTCTATCAATTTCGGGAACATCAACACGGTTTCGTTTTTTTGATGTAACGATATTTGGTTTACTAAAATTGAAATTTTTGTACTCGATATTACCAGCAAATTCCCATTGTTTGGAAGAAGACAACTTACTCACTTCTTTCAAATCATGAACCACTTCACGAGAAAGTTTTATTCTCTTCTTTCTTATCGCCATATTTGGGCGCATGAGTCTAAATTTCATTGACACTAACCTGTTATACACTGAGAATTTATCGGGTTATATTTTTAACTATGTATCTACATTCATTATTACATTTTTATCAAGTAATGTAATGACACCCAATTCACTCCATGTATAGTATCGAATGGATATACCAAACTGTTTGCGCATGATAGGGTCTATATATTTATTAATAGTTCTTTTCCATTTTTCAGGTGTAGATGTATAATATTGAAATCTACCTCGAGGAACTGATACTCGACGAAATTCGTAACCATTCATGAGTTCATTAAATATTTGAATTACTCGATTGGGGTTTGGTTTATTCATATTTGTTTCGATGAGATCTATGATATAGTAACCTTGATTTTCTAAGATAAGATTTGCTTGCATTTGAGGGTAAGCGTTTATATACGTCCTCAAATCGGGTTCACTCGGATATGTAAATAGTGGGAGTTCATTTTCTGGTACTGGGTGTGTATGATAAACTATGTACTGTGTCAATTCTTCTTGTGTAGGTGTAACATTCGCTATTCGATTATTCGTATGAGCTGTCGGTGTGTTGAATTTAACGTAATTTCTGGTATTATTAATGGTAAACGGGATAGTACCGGCATATTCAACTTGTCGAGTCCACGTTCGAAAGTAAATTTCTTTTAGATTATCGATTAGTTTCCGGCTTAACCTAACAGACATATACCTATTGTTCGCTTTCGTAATTGTACCAAGATTATACTTATTCCGTGGTATGTTCAATCTCACCAAATTATTCGATAATCGATTGATTGCACGATCAATTTCTGAACTTCGTCTCCTCCCCGTAAGAACCCTTTGTCTATTTTGTGTCTGCCTATTTGTAGGAGCCATCTTAACATATATAGAGAAAATTAAACATTCTTTATAAATGAAGTGGGATATTGAAAAAATAGTGAAAGAAGTCTATTCTGAATTAGGACCTGGCTATAGTGAACGAGTATATCATAATGCGGTCGAGGTTATACTGAGAGAAAAATGTATTCCATACGAATCTGAGCGTCATATTCTGGTTAGGTTTAGGGGTCATGTTGTTGGGCAGTTACGAGCTGATATTATTATAGACAATACTGTGATACTAGAACTCAAGGCTATTAAGACTCTCACTGATGGGATGGATCAACAGGCTCGAAAATATCTTGACTTGACAGGACTGAGGTTGGCGTATCTGGTAAATTTTCCTCTTCAACCGGGTCGGGAGATTGAGATTCGGAAACTTGCATTAGGACCATCAGCGGGAGAACTCGCGAAAGCCTTTGATAAAATACGAGATCATCATCGTGACGTGTCTGTGGATTTAACACGGCTGCTTCCAGGAGTTCGTGGGCCGTCTTCAGATGAAACCTCGCCTGTTCCATGCAGTACCGGACAGCCGGGTCCGTTTGATTGATATTGTCTAGGTGTGGATTCACGTGAGACTCGAGCTCATAGAGTGCCAATAAGGCTTGGTTTTCTTGTTGATTCATGGTTTGTTTTTTTAAACTTTTTCAGAATACTTAGGTTCAAAAAATAAAAATTATTTTTATTTTTTTTTCAAAAACTTTAGAATTATTTTTTGAAATTAAAAGTTTTAAACAGTTGGAATATATTCCCATCGAAGATCGTGACAAATTTTTTTCCATATAACATCTTGATGGTATAATTTTTCTTTTGATTTTAAGAGTGGAAAATATTGAAGATATTCATCCTCACTAAGAAGTTCACAAAATTTATATAAAACATATGAGTAACTCAAAAAATTTTTTCTTTCTGTCGGACAATTGTCGTCGAATGGTTTTTGTATATCTTTGAACATGATTCGTAGAGTCTCTTCTAGTTCTTGTGGCATATTTGGTGGTTTGATTCCATTCAAAATATTCGTGATGTACGGAACATGTTCATAGTATTTATTTAGTCTTAATTTTTTCAATAAGCCTCTAATTTTTGCGTGTGTAATATCTTCAAGTTTCTTTATTTTTATCTTTTTGAGTTCTACCCTTAATTGATCTATCACTTCAACTGGTATGGTCGTCATTTCTTGTGCTTGAAATTGTGATAACCATTCATTAAAATGATTCTCTCTTTTGTATGAATAGTTTATGATTTTCTCAGACGTTTCTTGCTCTTCTCTATACGTCAATTCTTCACTCACGGCTCTCGAAACTACCTGGCCACACCCGTCACACACCAAATCTGCGGTTTCACGGAAATGAACGATATTACTACTTTCACCACAATTTTGACATATCTCTAATGAAATATGTTCCCTCGCTCTCGGAATATTTTTTTTCTCAACTTCTATGAGATATTCAGTAAAAATATCTTTTCGTTTCAAACCGGTAGTTTCTTTAACATTAAAAACATTATCTGTGGTTGTTTCTTCGTTATTTTCCTTCGTATGTTCGTTCATATACGGCATACATTTCATTACGTAATCAGCCATTTCAGATTCATATTTATTTTTATTAAGTGGGTCATTCTGTATCATTTCCTTCCATTGATCCATTTTGTTGTTATATCTACTTAAAAAATTACCTTCCATTCCTTATAAAGAAATGCTAGTTAAACTTTTAAGTAATATTTTGTTCGTATATAAGAATTTAATCACACCACGAGACTACACGATCATAAAAGAGGAGTTGGAATATAAAATTGATTTTGGTATGAAATATCAAACCGACGATGAATTTTGGTACGAAGAGAGTAAAGACTGGGATGGTATATTAGAAGAATTTTATTGTGATGTCACGGGTAAATCGTTTAGACATACATCCGTACCACAAAATGTAAAATATGTGATTTTACGTATCAAATATTATTACAATGGACATATTTATTCCGCTATATCAAATGACATTAATTTCAGACCGGGTGAAAATGAAAGTTCGGCGATGCATTTTAGTATCCCATTGAGTAGTGCTTGGATAGTTGATCATGATGATAAACCTATGCGAAACATTACTGAAAAGGTGAAACGATATTCTGGACCTAGATGTGATTTTCATGAACAAAAGGTTCCACTCGAACATTTGTTGTATTATGATAAAGATGTCTTAAAAGACCGTTTTCCTAAGATTATTCTTTCTAATACCCTAGGAATGAAAAAGGTTCTCAATACTATTGAAGATTACACAACTAGTCTTCAGATACCTTAGTTGCTAGGTAAAACTTGAGTTCACCCAAATTTGCAACGTTATACTTTAAAATCAAAAATCTATTACCTGTTTCTTGTATAATTTGCACAGACGCACACATACTCGTCGCCTTTGTAAAGATATTTAGGTATTTTAGACTGTATGTACCCGAAATTTCCGGACTTTCATCGAGACAATCAATTGATGTTTCCTGATTTGCAAAATCGCCATCACATCTAAATTTGATTTGATTCCCGAATCTCCTAATTTCTATATCTGTTCCTATGTTAGACATGTCACGACAAAGTCTTTGGAAATCTACAGACGGAAGAGTTGTTATCGTGGTCATGTCAATATCGGGAACTTCGATATGATTCTCATTAATATCTAACAATTTGAGCTGAAATTTTGTATTTGTTTTCTTGGCTTCACTCGAGATTTCAATATCCATGTATTCCTTAGAATTGATTTCAATCTTCAAAACATCGTTATTTGTGATGGTCTTTAAAAGTTTAAACGTATTTGAGATGTTAATACCGGCGATGATTTCTTCTTGTATACACTCGTACTCTTCAAAGTTGTCCGCCGCTAAAAATATGTCTATGAGAGACGTTCGAGCTGTATCAAGTGTAACGATATACATTCCCTGTGGTCTAAAGTAAATATTTACATCATTAAGTATGTCTTTCAGTACTTCAAATGTTGACTTAAAGGC